TATGATTTAGTTCATTTTGATGGGCCTCATAAAACCATAGACGTGATCCGAGAGACATTATTTTTTGCCGATCGATCGAGAATAGGATCTGTTTTTGTTTATGATGATTATCCTAAATTTGATATGAATCTTATTGGTAATATATTAATTACTCATTTAGGTTTTGTCCCTGTCTTAAAAGGGGATAATAAAATAGCTTTACAAAAGAAAAAAGATGCTTGATTTAGGAACGTTAGACCAAGTTAAACACTATATTAAAAAACAAATAGAGCAAACGAAAGACCATATTTGCTATGGTGTAGACACGACCGATAAACTCCATTACTCTAGAGGGAAACTCAATGCCCTAGAGGTATTGCTACAGGATCTAAAAGACCTGCAGAAGAACATGGAGAATGTCGATGACGATAGTAACACCTGATACGTCTTTAATAGGCGTGTCTAATCATAAGCCCGCACCCGAATCTAGGGAGCAGGAAATACCTACCGATCCAGAAGGTATACAACAATATCTGGATGTAATTCCCAAACCAGTAGGATACAGACTTTTAGTTAGACCTTATGCAGGTCCGAAAAAAACTAAAGGCGGAATTCTTCTTACCGATAACGTAAGTGAAACTATTCAAATGACAACCGTAGTTGGTTTAGTCGTTGCATTAGGAGATCTTTGTTATTCGGATAAAGATAGATTTCCTAAAGGCCCTTGGTGTAAGGAAGGTCAGTTTGTAATCTACGGAAGATATGCTGGCTCACGATTTAAAACAAAATACGGTGAGCATCGTATTTTAAATGACGATGAGATTATTGCTACCATCGCAAAACCTGAAGACATCCTTCATTTATATTAAATAGGAGAACATATAATGTTAGAAGAAAAAGAAACCTCTAAGTTCGAATCACAAGTAGACTTAGATACGGATGATGTAAAAGAACAAGACATCCAAATAGAAAATAAAGAAGAACCATCAAAAGAACCTACACTGAATGTAGGAGAAGTTGATCTAGGTTACACTTCTCATAATAAAGAAGAGGAAAAGGAAAAAATTGAAGTAGAAGAAGAAACAGATAGACCTACTCCAAGTAATCCTAATCCAAAAAAAGAAACAAAAGAAGAAAAAGAAGACGATCTGAATCAAATATCTGAATCGGTTCAAAAAAGAATAGATAAATTAACAAGAAGATATAGAGAAGCGGAACGTAGAGAACAAGCAGCATTAGAATTTGCACGAGGTCTTCATAAAAAATATGAAACATCGGAAAAAAAATTAGATAGTGCTGATGAACAATACTTGAAAGAATTTGATGCAAGAGTAGATGCACAAAGAGAACAAGTACGAATTAAATTAAAATCTGCTATTGAAGCTAATGATACAGATGCCATTATGCAAGCGAATGATGAACTGACACAACTTGCAGTGCAAAAAGAAAAAGCTAAATTGCAAATGGCTGATCGTGCGGAACGATTAAGACAATTAGAAGAGCAGAAAAAAATACAAGCTTCTGAGATACAGGAACAACAAAAACAAAAACCTGTTGCTCCAGAACCTAGCCCAAAAGCTAAGTCCTGGGCTCAAAAGAATACTTGGTTTGGTAATGATAAAATCATGACTAATGCCGCTTTCACCATCCATGAAGATCTAGTGGGTATGGGTGTTGATGTTGAAAGTGAAGAGTATTATAATGAAATAGACAAACGAATGAAGGAAAATTTCCCTCATAAGTTTGCTGTACAAGAGCAACGAAGAGAACCCGTCCAACAAGTTGCTAGTGCTGGAAGACAACAGCAAGGACGCAAAACTGTGAGACTCACCAAATCACAGGTGGCTATTGCCAAAAAATTAGGGGTGCCACTAGAAGAATACGCTAAATACGTGAAGGAGGTACAATAGTATGAGCGATAATAAGTTAAATAAGACTTCACGCGCGTCAGAAGAACATAAAGAGGTTAGAAAAAAACCTTGGACGCCACCATCAGCTCTGGACGCACCACCTGCGCCAGTCGGCATGGTCCACAGATGGATCAGAGTCGAGTCTATGGGTTTCCAAGATACTGCAAACGTATCTAAGAAACTTAGAGAAGGTTGGGAATTTGTAAGAGCCGAAGAAATTAAAAATACTATCGGTGATCATGGATACCCAGTTATTCGAGACGGACAATACGCAGGTTTGATCGGGGTTGCTGGCCTTGTGTTGGCAAGGATACCTGAAGAGATTGTGCAATCGCGCGCTGAGTATTTTAGTAAAATTACTCAGGATAAAATGGAAGCGGTTGATCATGATGTCATGAAGGAGCAACGACCTGAGATGCCGATTAATATTAATCGACAATCTCGTGTATCTTTTGGTGGTGGAAGTAAGTCCTAATTTTGTGACAATAACCATCCCAAAATAAACTGAAACAAATATAAAAAGGAGTACTAACAATATGGCTAACGTAGCTGAAAAATATGGTCTTAGACCAGTAAGAAAGTTAGATGGCTCTCCGTTTATAAATGCTCAGAACAGATACAGAATTAAAGCAGGTTACGGCACTGCGATATTTCAAGGGGATTTGGTAATACCAACTTCTACAGGATATATCCAAAGAGCTACTGCTAACACTTCTGCGGCTGTTGTTGGAGTATTTAACGGAGTGTTCTACAACGATCCGACTACTCAGAAACCAACTTGGAAGAACTACTACCCAGGTGGAATCACACCGACTCAAGGCGAAATTGTCGCTTCAGTCATTGATGATCCAGAAGTAGTTTATTCAATTGATTCTGATGGAGCATTCGCTGTAGCAGACATCTTCAAGAACTTTTCAATCACTAACGTGACTGGAAATGTTCAAACAGGTATATCAAAAGTTCAATTAGACTACTCTGTATCAGGAGTTGCAAATACATTTGCAGTTCAAGCTATCGATATCTCTCAAGATACCGCTAACGATACAGCTGGTTCTGTGAACGCTGATGTTCTTGTAAGAATCAACAATCATTTCTACTCTTATGGTGGAAATGGTGTAGGCTTATAATAGGAGAATAAATAATGGCTATATCACGATCACAACTAGTTAAAGAACTAGAGCCAGGATTGAATGCACTATTCGGCCTGGAATATAACAGATATGACAATGAACATGCAGAAATCTTCATGACTGAGTCATCTGACAGAGCTTTCGAAGAGGAAGTAATGCTAACAGGTTTTGGTGCTGCGGCAGTAAAATCTGAAGGTGCAATGGTTAATTTTGACCAAGCATCTGAAGCTTACACTTCTAGATACACTCATAATACAGTAGCACTTGCTTTTGCTATTACTGAGGAAGCTATTGAAGATAACTTGTACGACAGATTAGCATCTAGATATACTAGAGCACTTGCTCGTTCAATGTCTCAAACTAAACAAATCACTGCGGCTAATGTACTAAACAATGGTTTTAGTTCATCATACCCAGGTGGTGACGGAAAAGCTTTATTAGCTAACGATCACCCTCTGTCTAATGGTGGAACTTTTAAAAACATATTGTCTACAGCAGCTGACTTATCAGAAACTTCTTTAGAGCAGTCCCTGATTGACATCGCAGCATTTGTTGACGAAAGAGGATTAAAAATCGCTACTATGGGTAGAAAATTAATAATTCCAAAAGAATTACAATTTACTGCTGAGCGAATTTTGAAATCTCCTCTATCAACTACACCTGGTGGATCTAACGCGTTCGCTAAAAACGATATCAACGCGGTTATGAACATGGGTATGGTACCAGAAGGTTACAGAGTTAATCATTTCTTGACTGACACTGATGCTTTCTTTATCCTTACTGATGCACCAAATGGTATGAAGCACTTCGTAAGAAGCGCTATCAAAACTGCCATTGAAGGTGATTTTGATACTGGAAACGTTAGATTTAAAGCTAGAGAAAGATACAGCTTCGGTTGGTCTGACCCTAGAGGAATCTTCGGTTCTGCAGGAGCATAATCAATAAAACTTTTGTGGGGGCGTATTTACGTCCCCACAATTTAAAGATACAATAGAGGAATTATGGGATTTAAATGTGATATTCAAGCAACTAGATCAGATGCTGCTCCAGGAGCAACAGCAATCGTTGCACCTTCAATTAGACTAAGAGCTATTTCTGTTGCTTCCAGTGGAGCAGGAGCAGGAGTTCTTTCATTATCAACTGGATCAAGTACTGGTACTATATTATTAACTGTAGATGTTCCAAACAATGATGTTTATACTTTAAATCTTCCAGAAGATGGAATTGTTTTTCCACAAGGTATTTATTGTCATACTAAAACAAACATCGCAGCATATACTGTATTTACAGATAAATATTCAGGATCAGGCTTAGTATCTCAACAGCCGTAATCTAAATGGCTAGAAATACTTTTGCTGTACCAGGAAGTATCTTGGATCAATATGCAAATATTTCTCAATTACCTACTGGCAAAAATAATGGTCAACTACAAGAATATGTAGAGACTACAGAAGTAAATCCTATTCAAGCATCTAAAGGAGGAATGCCTCCTAGAAATAAAAAAAATTTTAGATCTACTAAAGCTGGAGCGGGAATGACACAGGCTGGTGTTATGGCTTACAGAAGAAAAAACCCTGGAAGTAAACTAAAAACAGCTGTAACAGAAGATAAACCTGGTCCTAAACGTGCAGCAAGAAGAAAATCTTTTTGTGCTAGATCAGCGGGGCAAATGAAAATGTTTCCTAAAGCAGCAAAAGATCCTAATTCAAGATTACGACAGGCTAGAAGAAGGTGGAAATGCAGATAGCCTATGAAAATAAACGATAATACGAACGTAGCTTTACCAATAAGAAATTTATTAGCTATTGTAGCAGCAGTAGCTTTAGGAGTATGGGCCTATTTTGGTGTGATTGAAAGACTTAATAATCTTGAAACTAAAAATAAATTATTTGAACAAGATTTATTAGAAGCCTCTAAACAAAAACCTATTGACCAGGAACAGTTTATGCTGATTGAATACATTACCAAACAATTAGAAAAACATGCAAAAATGTTGGAAGATAATGTCCATACAGGAGTAATGTTAAAACAATACGATAAAGAAATTGAAAGATTAAAAAAAGATGTAGAAAAATTAAAAGATGCTACACGAGATATTAAATTTGCAAACGGAAATGGTAAACATTAATGATCGAAATGGTTGTAGCTTTATGTTTATTTTTAAATGATAAGATGATAGAACATTCGCACAAAAAATCGCTATCGGAGTGTTTAGAGACAAAAAGAAAAATAGAACGAAACAACGATAGTGGTAATTCATATGTTCAATGTTCTGTAGTCAAAGCAAAAGTATATGTGGATCAACATGGAATTAAACGAATAGAAAAAATTGAGGAGCATTAATGAAATTATTTTGTAAAGGATGTGGACATCGCTGTCATTGTTTAGGTAAAGGTTA